ACTTAAACCGATGTGTATCATTGTTGGTATAATTCCATTCTTCTTCGCAAGTAGGGCAAATAAGGCTATATGTTTGCTCTATCGGGGGCCTCTCCAATCTCATCATAAGAGCGGTCATTTTTACCCATTCGATGTAAATATAGTTTTTGCTATTCACAGAACCTTCTTTCCTTATCTCTCTAATCCTCTTTTCACAACTTCTTACAGCTCTTTTTATATCTTTATGGCTTAAATTTCTTAAAAACAATGCTCCCCCTCCTTAACCTTTAGATTGTATTTTATTCCCCCACCATTTCTTTTACAAGGTTGTCAATAATATCAAGCATTACACGGTCTACGTATTGCCCATCAATGTTTTCATATTCTTTAATCAACCTCTCCGCAAACTCTTTTATTGCATCTGCAATCTGCCCATCGTGGTACATAACGCATTGAGAAAGTCGGTCAATCTCTTTATTCAACCGCTCAATCTCAGCCTTTGCATTTGTGTACTTTTCTGATAAATCCACGAATTTTAGCAACTCTTTATGAGATTGTTCTTCAAAACCATTGATTACTTCGTGTAGCCTTTCAACCTCTGCATTTTGCTGTTCCGTAATTCGCAAGAGCTTTTCCCGCATTGTACAAGCTCTCTGTACCTCGTCCCCTTTCAACTCATCGCCTTCAAGCCACTTGTTAACAAAGTGCATAACCCCTGTAAGCTTATAGAACAAATCTTTATTCTCTGCCGTTGTGCGGTTGATTAGGGCAATAGTATCGTTGATGAGTTTTTCCGTACAACTGTTCTTTGTTTCAAAATAAGAACATTTTGTACACTCTGCTTGTCCTATTGGTTTATTGCAACACTCCCAAGCCTTTATAATCTCGTTATCTGTTAAAGTCATTTAATCACCGCCTTTTTTGCTTTTCCTAATGTTTTAACCATTAGTTCTATTGCCCTTTTGCAAAATGGTATTCTATTTGCTTTACCAGTCCAATAACATTTTCCGTTTGGTGAAGAATAAGAACAAAAATCACATTTGTTCATCTCTCCGCACCGCCTTTCTCGGTTAAGTAATCTTGATAGTCGTCACAAAATTCATTTGCAGGACACACTTCGCAATCCTCTCGTTCCAAATACTCTCTATTACACATAAAACGGCAATCCTTTACAAGTGCAATTCGGTCTTTGGGATTGAACCAATCCATTTCTTTTTTGCCTTCTACATAATACTTGTCCATTTTTTTAACTCTGCGTACATCTAATTCGCAATAGTTAACATCTTCAAAATTTTCGTCCTGTAACGCGTATGATTTTGCTTTCCCTCTTGTTTCTGCAAAAACAACAATTGAACACCATTCATCATTTCTGCTAACTAACCACGCTTTCATTTCCCCTCATCCTCTCTAAAACTTATTCCCTCTGCAACAAGTGCATCCGCAACCCGTACGGCAATCCTCCCCACCAGATAGCAGGGAAGAACGCCGTTGAGACTTTTCTTGATTGTCTGTATAAGCTTTTTATATTCTGTCACTTATTACACCTCCAACATTGGCAACATTTTCGGTATTGCACCGCTTATATATGCCTTTTCTATTTGAGGTTTCATAAAATCGCTAACTGTCTGCCCTCCGGGAAGAACAATGTTGGCCATAAATTCATCTTCAAAAACAGATATACCACACTCCACAGCCTCAAGCTTGGCTTTAATAACAAGGTTTAATGCTCTCCACCTTTGGCGACAAGCCTGCTCCCAAGCCTCATATTGGCTGTTTTCAGTTCGTTCTCTGCCGGTGGGAGTAAGTCTAAATTCATCCTTTTTGGGCAGAGGTAAAACAAATTTAATTTGCTTCTCATACATTGTAAAACCAATTAGAGCTTTGCCGGCAGTCATTGCATAAGCAAAATTGTCAGCTCCATACCGAAGCAAAGTTTTTTCAATTTCAAGTCTCGATAACTCACTTGAAACATTTGTGTTTGCTGCATATTTTCCCATCTTAATTTTCTGCTCCTTTCTATGTATTAAATTCAGTAAACGATGTACCTTTTTCCATATGTGCCCTTGTAGCTGCCGGACGCTGCCACATTCTCGCAAAAGCATTCCATTCAGCACTATATTCCGTCTTTGTATTACTGAAATCACGATATAATTGCATAAACGGCATCGCTCCTGCTTCGTACACAGTTCTCGCCCTGTTTTCATCAGCATCCATATCCTTTCCATAAGACAAAACATAGCAATGTATCTTATCCCTTGTGAAGCCTGCCTTTTTCAGTTTTTCGCAAGCCTTTTTAAATTGCTCTATCCTATTGTCCGTATCACAGGCTAACCACAACTCACTTATTCGGCTTACTTTTCTTCCGCTTTTGAAGGTATAATACAAACTATTAAGAGCATCTACAAAGGCATCATCTACCAAATCCGCTTCTAATCCACCCCGAAAGCAGATACCCTTCTGAGTCTTTAACATCTCATACACTTTCTGCTTGTGTTGGGCGGAAGATTGAAGAAAATTATTATCTTGAATGATGTTCCCCTGAATCACGGGCAGTTCTTTTAAGTTACCTTCCAAACTATGAACACAACACCATGGGCAGTTGTTATTACACCCTCTTGTGGTGAAAATAATATTAGGCTTCATATAAAGGCCTTGGATAAAATCTTTTGCTTCACTACCATAAGCAGGCCCACCCAAAAGAACCGGTTTACTTGTAAATATTTTCCATTCATCCAATAATTCTTCACAATACTTTTTATCCCAAGTAAAAGTACAAGAGATATGTACCTCATCATGTTCCGGGACAAACAAATCAGGGCGGCCTATGTATACATATTCATCTTCAGGCGTGTATGAAGTCCTTTTAGGGAATACTCGAATAATCTTCTTCATAGTTTCCTCCTACACCGCCATATGATTTGTAAGTGCTGCCATTGTGCTTAAATCCACAATGCAATACTCAGGCAGATTAACCGCAACAACAGCCTTTGCCATTGGCGGACAAACTGCATTGCCGCACCGTGCCACCTGCTGACTCTTGGGATAAGGCTTGCCGGTATAATCGTGGTCGATAATATAATCTTCCGGGAAACCCTGTGCCCTGTATAACTCTGCAGGGGTCAACATCCGCAAGCCAATATCAGATATAAAGTAATCAATACCGCCTATTGTAAGAATAAGGATTTCATCATCTGCAATGTTATATCCGCAATAGGTATTGAGCATATCCCTTACCTGTGGCCAGAACTTCAAATCGTTATATCCGTTAATCTTTTCAAGCCTTGTGTAAACCGCCCCAAATTCGCCTATACTTGCCGTTATGGTCCTTAATGGATTGTTTACATCCTGACCTATATCCTGACCTTTAAACTCCGTTAAATGAGCCAATGTCACACCTTCGCGGATTTCTGTTGTAACCGTATGTAATGGGTCTTCCGGGCTGTGATAATGGTCACCTTTGAAATACTGTGTCAGATGTGCTGCAGCTATGCCATATCTGTTTGACCCGTCAACAGTCTGTATAGGCTTTTCAAACCCACTCGCTCTTACTTCCTTGTCGTTCTGCTCCTGGTGATATTGAATAAGGGTGGGTGCTACAAGCGCATTGTGGTCGATTGCCGTAATAGTAGGCAATGGATTTTCTACCTTTTCACCCACAACTCCACCAAAATATTTAGAAAGATGAGGTGCAATCAACATCTGCTGTCCGCCGGTTGTAATTGTGTTCACCGGATCACGCATATCTGTCCCACCGGCTCCTGCATTGTTATGAATATGCAATGGTGCCAATACCGGGTCACACACTCCATATCCGTGCTTTGCGGTTACTGTTCCAAGAGGCTGTTCAATATCTGATACCCTATCAGCTCCGCCATGGTTGACTTGAACAATGAACGGCTTTTGGTTTTTGATAACAAACTTATCCATTCCCCTTGCAATTCTTCGCATAGTATTGTCTTTAAGGGGTCGCATAGCTTTAAGTCCATACTTGTCCTTAATTTGCGCTGAGCTTTCAAAAATCGACGGACAAGGTAAGCTCCAATCAATTATCTCCGCAGCTGAAACCCATGGCTTACACTTACCGGACTTAACCTCTTCGCTGTCTCTCGGTGCGTGAGTTCTTTCCGGCCATACAATCGGCTTACCGTCACATCTTGCAACCAGAACAAATCTCTTTCGGGTAGTAGGTGCTCCGTAATCCGCTGCCACAAGCTCACGGTGTTCGATTTTATATCCTAATGCTTCAAGCTGACTAAACCACTTATCAAATGTTTCTCCGGCTCTGGCTTTGATAGGCTTACCCTTTCGAACGGGTCCCCAAGTCTTAAACTCTTCCACATTTTCAAGAATAATCACTCTTGGTCTTACAGTTCCCGCCCATTTCAGAACAATCCACGCAAGTCCTCTGATATTCTTATCTACAAGAGCCGCACCCTTTGCTTTACTGAAATGTTTGCAATCAGGCGAGAACCAGGCAAGTCCTACAGGTCTGCCGGCACAAATTTCAACCGGGTCAATGTTCCATACACTATCCTGTAAATGCACTGTGTAAGGATGGTTTGTCTTGTGCATTAATATCGCTGCCGGGTCGTGATTGATTGCAATACTCACATTCTGACCTGTTGCCAACTCAATCCCGGTGGATGCACCGCCACCCCCGGCGAAGTTATCAACTATTATTTCATCCAAAAGGTTTATTTGCCCTTTTGGTCTTGTTTTGGTTTTCATTGTTTTTCACTCCTAAAAATTCATCCATATTTTTTCAACCCTATGTAACCCCATTTGTGCCGTTGTAGATTTCTCGGCCGTACGCCAACCTAAAAGCATTTCATTGTATAAGTCATTGTTATAACCACTTAACACAATCATCGACTTGCTTGATTTCAATACTTCAAGCAACTTTATATGCTTTTCTGTATCTAATTCATAAGCATACATATTCCGTTTCCTTAGGGTCTGCAGATAGGGTGGGTCGCAGTATATCAATGTCTTTGGGTCGTCATATCGTTTTATTAATTCTATGGCGTCAATATTCTCTATTTGAGCATTTTTCAGCCTTTGACAACACTCGATTATTGTATTCGGAAGATAATTCCACATTGTTGCACATCTTGGACCGCCATATGTCTGAACATTTCGCCAACTG